CAGTTCCACCCTTAGTCTTCTTTTCCTCAACTTCTTCAAAAGCAATATATTCGTATTGGTCTTTGATATGATCTCCGAAGAATTTACCGAGAGAGTCAGCATCTACGAAATCTTCGTAGACTTCATAAGGAACATTTTCATATTGGTAAAACTTACCAGATTTCAGCCTAACATATAAGCTACCCTCAGACCACACCACTTCTTTGATAAAACTTGAATCTTTCATTTAAACTCCACAAATTTATCTAATACAAAACCCTTCTTACCGTGCAACATTACCGCACCAGTTAAGAATCCGCCCTTGCCGCAGCCGGTGTCCAAAAAGATTGCCTTGCCGCCGCTTGCATTAGTTACCTGCATGGGTTCAGAGATCGGCTTATTATGGATCGGTTGCTTGTCGTGTCCAACGATGACAGTTTTGCCCATAGGGATTTCATCAATCCAATTGTACAAGCGTACAGGATATCCGTCATCCATTGTTTCACCGTTGGTTTCACCAACTAAGAAACGAGAGCGAGCAGTCTTACCAGTAGACCCTTCCTTAGGCTCTTCCCAAATGCTCGGATGGCTAGCTGCATGAACTAAGACGAAATCATCGAATTTGTGGTACAAACCAGACAACATCGTATCTTCAACAATGGCCTTATACATGCGTTGGTACTCGGCCATTCTTTCAGGGCCCACATCCGCCAACGTTTGTTTTGCATCTCGTGAGAAACTAACCTTGTTTCCCATGATTCCACGGTAATGCTTATCGTCGTGGTTACCGAGGGTGAAGGCTGCACGTCCATCGTACATCATTTTGTACATGGCTTCAATGACTTCAAAGGGCTTACGGTCACGGTCAACCAAATCACCCAAAGACATGAATAAAAAGTTCTCACCCACAGCAAATCTACGGGCGCGCTCGAATGCGTCGAAGTTGCCATGAACATCGGCAAAGATCAACATTCCATCGAAGCTTTCCTTAACGTAATTTGCTACAGTAAACATATCATCCATTCTAATAAAAAGTCTCGGGTCTCCAACCCATTCTGTCAAAACATTCTCTTACCAAATCTGCTACCTGGCCTTCATCGCCAGCACAGTAAAAATCCATGTAATCTTCTTTTGTACCATGATTCATATTCCTGATTTCAGCAATATAACCACCTGCTGTTCTCCAGGAACAGGACCAGTATTCGTCACGTTCTCCCTTGAGCTTTTGCATTATAAGCTCATCTTCGGGAACGGGCGGCCTTTTGGGGTACCAATCCACGTTACAAAGAGCACGATAGAAATCTGTAGCGATGGCGCGATCCTTCAGATAGTCAATGACTATCCTGTCTCTCGACATTTCCTCGTAAAGATCCCTTCCATCTAGGTCCAAAGGCTTTCTCGCACTTTCATGAGGCGGATGAGCATTTCCTCATCCTCTTTTTTCCATTCTTCGTCGATTTTATTCTGTTGATCCATAGCTTCACGATGTGCCTTGAAATCTTCAGCATCACTATCGAAATCATCGTCAAAGCAAGCTAGGAGATCATCCATTCCCTGATCATTGTAGGGAGGGAGTTCAATTTCCTTTCTTGCAGGTCTCTTATTTACCCACCAATCATATAATGCCATGATTTCACGAGCAGCTACAGCCTGATGGTCGCATCTTTCGTGTGGTGGAAGTGAGGGGTCATCAAGAGTCGCAGCCCACTTTAGGTGTTCGATACCAATATCGGGTCTGCGGAAATTCTGACGGAAAAAGAAAGAGAAAGGCCAAAATCTGTTTATAGATTTGTCCTCTCTTCTTTCATCGGACCAACACCAGGTTCGCCATGCCTGCTCCACCTCAACAAAATCTTTTAACAGGTTGAAATTAACATGCAGAATCTGGTGGCTTACATCATAATAGGACGGTTTCAATCCAGTATTAATAACGTGGTATCGGTCGTAGGTGCGGTAGCGAATCCAGTCAAGGATTGCATCCTTTTTCCATTTTATCGGAAGTGTAAAAGAAGTACGAAAATCGTGCGTCAGCCAATAACGTATTGGCGCCTTCTGTTTGAATTCTTTTCTAAAAAGGCGCCAACCTTTCGACGATAATGCGCCCGGTGGATTAAAATTTAACCAGGCATGAAATCTTGGAAACGTTTTTCTTATCATCTACGCATATTACACAATCGCAGAGATTAATGCGACTGGTTTGCCTTTGAGATGAAAGCATTCATCTTTTCGGCTTCGGCAATGACTTCTTCAGTTGTTGGAGATGTGGTAATATTATTACCATTGGAAACACCCTTAGCCTGATGCTTTGCAGAGAGGACATCAAATGCAAGTTGCAGGAGATCAAGTCTGATTTCGTAAGGGGTTTTCGGAGAGGCTCTATTTGACATTATATTTCCTTGTGTGTGTTTACTTCTTCAATAATTGAATTGGAGAGATAGCCTGTTCGTATTGCTCCAACAGTTTAGGTGCTGGAACCGCTGTAATAGCAGGCTTTGGAACAACAATGGATTTCTCGGGATCGGCCATCATAATGAAGGGCGCAAATTGAAATCCTTGCTGTGTTGCCACCATGCAAAGTGGTGTCTTTACGTGGTAAGCCATCATAGTTTCTTCAACAACCTTGCCGATAAATTCCTCACCGGCACCGGTCTTGAATACGCTAAAATACGGTGTGTCTTGTGGTTTCTGTGTTAACATTAAAATTCATCCCATCCATCAACGGCTTCGCTGCGGCTATATTCTGTTACCTTTGTCTCAAAGAAGTTTTCTCTCTTCTCTGCTGTTAGGTACTCATACGGGTTCTTTGTGTAACCCTTATATACCACACCTAGTCCTAGTAATTTAGTTCTTTGGTTGGCAAGATACTTGACATAGTTTTCTGTACTATCTTGGGAGATACCTAAAATTCTATCTCCGTAAATTTCCTTGCCCCATTCAATTTCTTGCTCTGCTGCTTGTGTAATATTGTCGAGTAATATCTTTTTATCTCCCTCATCATTAGCATCGAATACTTCTCTAATGATGTTGGCAAACATATTAACATGAGTGACTTCGTCGTTCTCAATGTATTTGATCATTTTAGCAACGTTTGCGACCTTATTGCGAGCCGCCAACTGATAGAAGAACTGGAAACCGTTGTAGAAATAAATTCCCTCAAGTGCAAAGTCTGCTGCTATAGCATTCTTGAAGTTCTCCATTGTCTTGTCATCGTTAAATTTTTGATATTGCTCAGCAATAAACTTGTTACGCTTTAACAATAACGGATTATTTCTCCAGTGATTGTAAATTTCCTCACGCTCAGTGTTTGGGAACAATTCTTGCAACAAATATTGGTAGGACTGAGAGTGAATCAATTCCTGGAATGCCTGAATCGTAAACAACCCACCTACCTCTGGTGCTGTAATGTAGTCAGCAATGTTTGGCAGATTTGAAACCTGCATACTGTCTAACGCAATCAAAAACGACAATGTGTTCTTGAATGCTTCCATTTCATCTTTGGTCAGCTCTTTGATTGTTACCTTATCGTCAACCAAAGATACCTTTTCGGGAATCCAAAAATTGTTAAGCATAATCTTATACAATTTTGGCGCCCATTGGTACTTAACACTGTTTAGGTTAAGAATACCAGTTGCGGTACCATTGATCATTTGACGTGCTGTTGTAGAATCGTCTCCGTTCTCGTCAAATATCTTCTTCTGTGTGAGTTCTGTCATCGATTATCCTTATCCGGCGCAAGCTACGCAATCTTCTTCTGCCTTTACTGGCGTATCTACTGTGGCATTCTTCTTAATTGCTCTAACATAGTAGATTGCCTTCAGACCCTTGCTATGTGCATAGTGAATTGCATCATACAATTCTTTAGCATTAAATGAATCTTTACGTTGGTCAAATATTAACTCCATAGAGCAACCTGTGTCAATGAACTTCTGTAGTTCACCCACTACGTCAATAATCTCTGTAGCAGTGTGCTTGGAGAATGTCTTGCCATATGCAATGGGATTATCCTTCAAAAACTTTGCAACGACGACAAGTTTACCGTTCTTATTGTCTTCCGAAAAGAAAGCATCGTAGACTGGCAACACGCTTGCACTCGAGTCCATGTAGATTGAGGTGCTGGTGTTTGGTGCCGGGCTTGTTAGTTGACTATTTCTGATGCCGAACTCGTTAATCTGACTTTGCAAGAAATCCCAATCATATTTCCCAGACGCATGCTCTGCAAACTTTGCAACACGGTTGCCGTTCTTCCACTCCGAGTGTTCGTATGCCTCAAATGTACCAAAACGCTTTGCCAATTCAACACTCGATAATGCCGCGTTGTATTCAACACATTCTGCAATTTCCCTAATATAATCGAGATCACGGAAATTCAAATACTCGCGAGCAAGGTGATCATGTAGTCCCTGTAGACCGATTCCGATTGTACGATAACGATTGTTGTGTGCAGCGGTAATTTTGTCGGGTGCATTGGTCAAACTAATGCCGTAGTCGAGGATCTTAGTGGTTAGTGCAGCAATTTTGCCTAATTCCTTAAAATCCTTGATGTTGCCTAACACAATAGAGGCTAGGTTACATACGTGACCA